AGGAAGAATAATTCTCCAACCACACTCTTCCTCGTAGTTAGCCAAATCTTTGGCTACTCTTGCCGCTGCTCTTGAAGGAATATCAATACGCGAATCTCTTGCATATGTGATTTTCCAATCAGCGGAAGCATCAATTGTAAACGTAGGTACATAAACCTCTTCACCAATACCTTCGATAAAGTTTTGAGCAACATAACCCAATCCAGGAAGTACCCAAACCGGGATTTCAAAATCTTCGGCAATAGGGTAAACTGCCTGAGCGCCTGGGCCTAACCTTTCAACAGAAAACAGCTGACGCATAATGGATTCTAACTCAACTTTTTGAAGGATTGGAGTTGTTAAAGCAGCCGCAAAAGCTCTATAAGCAGCAATACCTTCGGGGGTATTAATTTCTGCTGTAGCTCTAAAGAGGTCCATCATTTCTTTTTTATCCATAATAGCAACTCCTCCTAATCATAGTTTCGGATGCACTAAGAAGTGCTTTAATCCGTAAATTTATTTTTTTCACCGCTTAGACAAGCAGCTTAATTCTAATTGGGTAAAGTGTACTATTAGCTTGGGTAGCAGCAGATTTAGCAGCACTTACTCCCTTAACTACTCTAGCAACCACAGTTGAAACATTGGTTAAAGCGGTCCCATTAGTCACACGGCTATTAGTGGCAGCAGTACCACCACCAACACAAACATAAAGCTGCTCTCCTGGCTCAACAACGTCTGTAGCAGCCGTATCAGTAGTATAATGCACAGTATCCCAAATTCCCAAATGGGCCACACCAACAGGTACCTGTTTTGTACCATAAATAGACCCAGACGAATTATACATAGGTTGGGCTATGGCATCGCTAGAGCCTAGATCCCCAGGCATGTAAAAACCTGTCGGATGCACTGAATGATATCCTTCTTTAACCTTTTGCATTAAGAATCCGAAGGGAATTCTTTCTTCAGCATCAGTAGGAGCTGTGGCCCCGTAAATATTCACTTCAGGCTCTTGATTAGTAGCAGTGCTAACTAGATAACAAACTGAGCCAGCATAAGCGAGCACACCACCAGCGCCAGTTGAAGCTCCAGACACTGTTGTAAAACTGCAGAATTGATTCTCAACTACAGGATGTCTTGGTATAAACATATCCTTTTTCCTCCTCTAATTCATTATTTAGATTTAGTCATTGTTTCCGCTAACGCTTTTCCTAGCTCAGCGTACTTATTAATAACATCTTTAGATGGAATTATTTCCATATTTAGAGCCGCAGACACAGCGTGTCCTGGTGTTATATTAGCGGGCGGCGTTCCCTTATCATCTTCAGATGTATTTTCCTCACTCCCAGCAGCTGCTGCTTCGGCTTTCGCCTTAGCCTCAGCTTCTGCCTTTGCTGCAGCAGCTTCAGCCTCAGCCTTCGCTTTGGTCTCAACTTCTGTAGCTTGATCCTTCTCCATGGCTGCTTTAATCTCAGCAACGACTGCTTCTCTCAAAGCAATTCTTTCAGCTTTATAAGATGCAAATTCTTCATCTGTCATCTCACGAACCTTCTCTAGTTGAGAAGCTTCATTTAAATCAGCAATCTTAGCTTCTTTAAGCTCTACCATCCTTTTCTCAGCAGCTATGTCTTTTTTGATTTTCTCTAATTCAACACTAGCCGCAGTAAGTTTATCAGTGACGTCTTTCACTTCTTGCTTTGCCGCCTCAAGCTCAGCTTGAAGTGTTTGGGCCTTCTCGTCTGCTTCAACAATTTTTTCATTTTTTTGATCCAATTCTTCATTTTTAGCTTCCAAAGAAGCAGTTAATTCTTGAATTGTTTCAGCAGATCTTTGAAGAGCGTCTTCTGTTTTCTTACGCATATCGGCTTCTTCTTTTTCAGAGAAAATACTAGCGACAGCAGCCTTAATCTCTTCTTTTAATTTTTCATCCATTAAACTTTACCTCCTTATATATTCTGAATATACAAGTTAATTTTAGTTTTTTTTGTCAACACCAACCTGATATTAGTGTTATAACCTTTAAGGTCATTTGATCTAATTCCTTTTCCACTTTCCTAAAACTATTTAAATACTATTAACTTTTATAACCAGTAGGTGGCATACCTGACCACATACCATCACAATTCATACCAACAATCTCCGGGTCGTAACCAAGCATAAACTTAACGTCTATTGTGCCAGGACCAGCGTTGGCTGCTGTACATGTAATAACATTATTGGCCGTGTCTTTTGTAATATATATATTACCAGAGTTATAACACGGCGTAACAGTAACGTTACCATAAGTAGCTAATTCAAACCCATGAAATTTAATACCACTCGCTAATGTTACTGAACTAGTACCAGAAGCCAATGTGAAAGTCTGACCCCAAACAAATGGATATGCATGATTATTACCCAGATTTCTCCAAATAACTTTCAAATAGTCATCTCCATTAATTTTAGTCAGTTTAGGTGTGCTTTTCAGCATACCTACTTGATAAGTTCCCAACTGTGACATAATTTATTCCTCCTTTACGATAATTGTTTTAACTGGCTCGCAAAAACCAGCTTTTAAATCTATTTTGTTTTATTTGCGATAGTCAGAGCTGACAAAAGATTGTCTAAAAGACCAGCTCTTTTATCGCTCAGTTCTTTTTTCTTCAATAATTTTTTAGCAAAAAATTTAGCACTTTCACAACATTCTTTAACATATAAGCAATTTGGGTCAGTGGTGTCTCTAGTCGAAGATGTACAGCCTGTATCATACCTAGCACACCAATCTTCATGTATAACCTTTGTACCAGGCCCACTAAACGTAGCATCTATAACTTGTTTTTTATAATTGACACAAATACCTGTAGTATCATCATATTCCATAGATTCTGATTTTTCTTTTTTCGTGTCCTTTATATTTGAAGAGGTTACATTAATATTCTTGTTTTCAAGTTTATCATAATCTAATACAATTGTTTCACTCATATCAACCTCTCCCTTGTCTGTGTTTTTAGCTGTTTCCAAAACAACAGAAGGTGGATTAGCAGGACTTTTAACTACACCACAACCTGAAAAAACAATACCTCTCAAAACCCTAGTCAGCGCTCCCTCAGCTACTTCTTTACCCTTTTTTATAACCTTTGTAATCTTACCAAGATGTGTTTTTATTTCAGAAGCCAAACCCAAAGACTCAGCCTCTTTGCGATTTAGAATAAGATCCCCAACTTTGATGTCATAATCCATGTAGTATGCTTCCATAGAAACTTTCCACTTGTTGTCTGCTACTTCTTGAGCTAAATTTGGAAACCTATTTTTATAAATAATACCTGCAACTACTACATGAAACTCCTTTTCATCCAAAGAGGCGGTCTCCATAGAAGCGAGTTCTTCCAAACCTATTCTAGATCCATCTAGTGACATGAACTCTCTTGCATAGATATGACCAATTATATCTTCTTCTTTGTGCTCTACATCTAAAGCTTTGTTTATAATTGTTCCTTCGGCCTTTATTAATTCACTAGGAAGAAAAAAAGCATGATTTAGATTCTCTCCCGTAGTAACAAAAATGGCCGAAAAATATAATAGATCTGGCTGTTTATTTTTATCTTTTGGCAACTCTATAACAGAAGAAGCAGCTTCTCTTAAAGCTTTAGTTTCCTTTTCTAACTTTATGTCTGCCTCTAAATATAGTTTCTCTTTGTTTTCCACAATAAAAACCTCCTTAGAAATTAAAACATTCTATAATATAAGTAGGATAGTTTATTAAACAATAAGTTGTCTTTCTTTATCTAATTCATTCTTAAACAGTTCATATTCTTTATCAGATAATGTTTTTACTAAATCCCTTATAGTTATAGATGCTTTTGTATTTTCATCTAAATCTTTAACTTTTTTTTGAGGATTTGTTTCTTTTTCTTTTGGTTTTGCAGGTTGTGCTTTGGGCCTTCCAGCAGATGGAGTACCATCTGGGGCACCCTGAACCGGCTGTATTCCTTTACTCTGTTGCCAAGGAGATCCTTTAATACCAAATATTCCTTCTTGAACCATATCAAATTCTGTCTCCATATTATTAAGTTCGTTAGGAAAGTCATATCCCAAATCTTCTAGAGCAGTCCTGTAACTGATCATTCTTCTATCAACAAGTTGAGCAAGAGTATTCATATAAAGTATTGTATCTTTAAGAACACTTTCATCCCACCTGACCTTAGGAATTCTATCGAATCCAACAGCTTCCGCTATTTGTTGGTATTCTTTATAAATCCATCTAGTTACTTCTCTACGAGCATAGTTTATTTCTTCCATTAAACCTTTTATTATGAGACTAATTTCAGAAGCATTTGTAGTACCAGTCCCATCTATTATAGCTCTAGAAATAGCCAAACCAGCTGTCATATCCTCATTAACTTGTTTATACTTATCCTGACCAAGAATTTCTGAAATTTCCGGGGAGACAATTTTTTCTATTTTTAATGTATGATTCCAAACCACATCAAAGCTTTTGGAGGGGGTATTGAAAAGCTGAGCTACAGCATCTAATTCTTCTTGTCTAACCACAGGATATTCATCATTACCAATAGTTATTTTAAGTATATAGTTAGTGATACCATCCAACGTGCTTAAATCTGCTTGACGAAGAGCTCTCTTATATTCAATGCTATCAAATGTTCTGGCAGATCTTGGTCTAGCATATCTCTCGTAGGGCTGTTTTCTATAGGTTATTTGACCTATGAGATTGGGGTCAAGTAGAACCTCACCACCTTTTTCTGCAGCATTTTTTAAATCAGATGGTAATGCTTTTATTAACTTCTTTTCTTCTTCAGTAAGTTCAGAGCTTTTTTTCTTCATAAGGTCTTTCAATTCGGTAGGAGGTGAAAGTTTAACACTTATATTGTTAAATAACAGATTACCATCAATTGTTATTAAAAGAGGATTTAATACTGTGTAAGCCACTGGCAAATAACCTTTACTCCAGATGTTCTTCTTAGCTGCGTTTTCAATTTCCTCTAGTCTCTTTTTAGTTAATCTACCACCATCATCTTTAATAGATCTTTTAGCGTTTTCTATATATCTATCAAACTCCTGCCGTCTTAAAGCATCTATTCTATCCATAACTTTTTGACCAGCAGCTTTATTGCCTTTTTTGACCTTCTTCCCAGGAACCGGAGATATGGGCGATACTCTAGGTTCGTACTTAGCCAAAACTTTGTAAGTAGTCACATGACCAACTTTAAAAAAATCTAAAAATACCCATTCTAAAATCTGTCCAAAATTTACATCAAATTCCCAAGTATCAAAAAACGCCTTTATATCAGGATCGTCTATATCATTTTCAAATCCTTTATATGCTATATTAGCTAATAAATTTGTAGCAGTACCGACTAAAGGATCTGTATAATAATATCTTATGGCCCTTTCAAAGGCCCTCTTGGGGTCTTCCTCATAAGAATCCTTGGCAGTTAGTAAATCTAATCTGGTTCTATCAACAGCGTCTCTAGTTATAACGGCAGCTTTTTCTCTAAACTGATGTGGAATTACTTGGCCCTTAACGTTGGGATTTTCTAAAAAGGCAAGGGACCTTTTTGTGGGTTTAATAAAAAAAGTAGACTTACCGCTCGACTCATCCACCTCTATCCTATCAATACCTATTTCGGGATACTTTTCTTTAAGTTCAGATGTAATTTTTCCTAAGTTTTCCATAATAAAACAATCTCCTCAAATAATTACTTATCTATAATTAGTTCTTAAAACAGTTGTTCCCGAAACAGTCCCTGAAATAGTTGCAACATCTTGTATTACTGTAACGTAAGTAGGATTTTTTCTTCCTATTTTTAAAGTAGTATCATTTGTAGCAGGCGCTGTGCCGTATGCTCTATACTTTGTGTAATCATTATCTTTGTAGTCATTGTATGGCATCTTTGCTCTCCTATGTAAATTAATTTATTAAAATAAAACAGATAAACTCCCACCATATATAGTTTCAGATTCTGTGGATACCCCAAACATTGGCCCTATATACATATTTTCTATTAATGGAATAAAATTACCAATATTATATTGAAAAGGTATTATATAACCATATAGCTTGTCATCGCCGTATCCTAATCCGAGGGACAAAAACCTCCAATCTAAATCACGTTTAGTTCTACCGTAACTAAAAAAACTTAAGTCTAAACCAGGAAATACTGACTCTTGTGACACATTACCAGTAAGACCAAGTCTCATATTAAAACTAAACTTTTTGTCTTTTATTTCGCGTTTGGCCCACTGAATATCACTATCAAAATAATATTTCTTTCCTTTTGAGCTCAAAACAAAATCATTAGTAAAATACGTTTCTATATAATTAGAGTATGTTCCATCTTCCTGTTCAGTTTGTAAAACATTTGTATGCAACCTCAAAGGAAAATTCTGAATGGTCCAAGGATCGTCTTCTATTTCTGGATGATAAAAAACCCTTGCCATTGGCAAATCCTCTCCTTTTGAATCTGGTCTAGATACAACAGTATCAGCAAAATCTCTAGTGGGCATATCTGGATCTTTATGTGAATCACCACTCTGTATCTTAGAACTAGCTTTTAGTTCAGTAACTACAACAGTTATCTCATCTACTTTTTTATTAGCCTTATTTATAGCTTCTAATGCAATGCTGTTGTCTTTTTTGAGATCTGCAATTAGTTTCTTTAGCTCATCTGTGTTTGTCGGACCAGAAGCCTTCGCTAAACCCGCCTCTAACATTTCTATTTTTGCAATAAGCTCTGGGTCTGTGTTTGGTTTGTTCATCCAATTAGTGAATTTACCATAATTGAAAAACACGAAAGCAATCAATAGCCCCATACCTATAAATTTTGCAATGTCAAAAAGACTGGTTTTAAATTCCATCAATCACTATATCCCTCCACTAGTATTAATATCTACCATTTTATTTATCCGTATCAAGCTGCGAATCAGGTGGTTCTGTCAATGTTGTGCGGGCGATTAATCTGCTTGTTGCTAGACTTATGAATCCACCGCCAAGGAAACCAAGACCTAATGCAGCTGAAATCCAGGGTTCACCTACCGTAGCAGGAGGAACAGGAGGTCTGACATTAAACATACCCCATATAACAGGAATATATAAAAGTAAAAGCCATTGGTATTTAACCGATGCAACATTCCGTAACATTTTTTGAATCCATAGATCCCAAATGATTTATTAAAAATAGAAACTTTTTCGTAAGGATTTGTACTTGACATATTTCCTCCTATAATTAGAAGGTTACATTATTTAACTTTTTTCTTCAACAGCGCCCTACCTATATCCATCTTGTTAGCACTAAAGGATCTTGGTGCCGCGTGAGATAATGTATCCCAATTAGAACCAGGCCTTCGAGGTCTAATCAGACCGCCTTTATTATAAAGCATAGGTTCTTGTGGACCTTCTAATTCTTTTTCTACTAATTTTACACCGTAACCAGCCAATATCAGAGCTGAATATAAATCTTTGTTTTGTCCTTTTTTAGGAGTATCAAAATGTAATAAGCCCCCACTAGTCTGTGTAATAATTATATTCAGCATTTGAGACTTTAAAAGTTTCACACTCTCATAAGCAACTGCCTCAGCGTCAAGAGTAGAAACTGGTAACTCTGGGAAACGAAGTCGCCTGTCCTCCAATAAAGCCAATGTTGCAAAATTAGCATCAGCTATCCAGGAAGGATTAAAATTAATCATTTCTAATATATGTCTACCTTCCATATGTTTATGATCAATATTTGTCCTATCTATAATAGGCACATTACCATTATAACCCTCTTCCAATAAATCACATATAGCCTTACCTCCACCACCTTTATCCATAAATATTCTAATTATGTTAAAATCGTCACAAAATTTTTGTATCGTCATAGTTAAGTCTTGCGTAGTTCCTCTCTTTAATTCGTAAGCACCTACAAGTTTGTTGGTGGCTCCTAATTTTATAAGAACTACACCACAACTAGCACTACCACCTTGGTTTGGGTCTACACCTAATATGTATCGTGATGCAGGATCTCCTCTAAACTCTAAACCAAAACCACTATCCTGAGTACAAGACTCAAGCAAGGATGCTTTAAAAAAGCCTTCAGAATCAGAGATCATCGCGGCTTCATATTCCATTTGAAACTCAAGAGATGACATAACACGCTTTGCTTCTTCTATATTATTTCTATCTAAAAACCCTTCTGGTAAATCCCAATAAGGAATTTGCCACACACTATATTGTGAATTTTCACTTTCTAAATCCATCTGCCGCTAATAATCTTTCATTCTACGCCACATATGATTAAACTTATAATAGCCAGATGAGGTCATTATCATTTTATTAACAGACTTATTTTCA